TCTTTTTGTAATTAGCGATCATTAGTAAAACCTAAATTCTGTTCCTTGCTCAAACTCGATGCGTCGTGTGTCTGCGATTCGTGGGCTAAATGCTGCGTCTCTGTTTCCAGCGGCTTCTTCGATTCGCTTAATCAAATAAGCCTTTCGATTCATCAAAGCTGCTGTGTTGGACTCTTCCTTCTCCTTACATTTGATGGCCGCATCAACGATAACATACTCTTCCCATCCGGAATAACCATCAAACGTGTCTGAATCATTGACTAAATAAGTAGGAAGTGGCGCATACCAAATCCGAATCTGGTCTCCACTCGTCGGCATGGGGACAAATCGAATATTGTTCCCCTGGATTTTATATCTCAAATAGGCCGCACCAAAGACGCCCCGATAAAGAGCGGTCGTGTATTGGTTTCGCTCTGAAAATTCAAAACGTTTAAGAGTCGAATACTCTCCGTTTTGAAGCTGCAAATCGACACCAAGCAATTTATAAAAAGCGGCAGGAAGTGAATAAGTGTCCGTGTTAGGTACAAGATTAAAGCTTGTGGAAAGTAAAAAGTAATCGTTGCCAAACTTTTGCACGAGAAGATCATAAAGCTCAGCAATGCTTGTATTGATAAGGCTCAACAACTCAGAGTCATCAACATACCGTGAGCCAACCATGTCCTCTCTTTGTCGAACCTGGGTCTTTAGTGAACTGAGTGTGACTGTTGCCATTGAATCCCCTCAAAAAATCGGGGGGCGTGACCCCCCCGTCGCCGTTTAGCTTTCGCCCTCTTCTTCGCCTTCTTCTTCCATCTCTTCTGAGTCTTCACGACACATCGAGACGAAATTTTTCATGTACTCAGCAAACTTCTCAACATCTTCAGCCGCAATGGCTTTCATGATGAGTTTTGCTTGAGACATCATGGCTTCTTTATAAGCATCAACTTCTTCTGGACCTTCCTTAGGCTTCATTTCAAGAGGCTTGGGTTCTTTCATTTTTGAAAGAATTTCCATCGCCACCGAAGACTTCGGAGCTTCCATTTTCTTTGAGCTTACAATGATTGCCGCAAGCTTTTTAGGGCCGCCCATGAGCATCATGGTTCACCCCCAAATTACGGATTGATTGTTGAGTTTTTAAATACCAACGTGATGTAAAGCGTGGTGGCTTCAGTTGTCACATCAGTAGGTGTTGTTCCTGTCAGCAATCGGAAGTCGATTGTTTTCGAGGTCAAAGCGACAGCATTGATTTGAGGAACCAAATCTTGAGCCGTGGCTTTTGCAACAATAATGTGAGCTGCTAGCAACTCAGGCCAAGCATCCTGCAAAGTAATTTGAAATGCACCAGTTCCTGTACGAGCAACAGAAGCGCCGAGGATGTTATTTGTAGTAACACCACCGGTACCAGTTGCGACAACAATAGAACCAGACAATACACTGACTTTGTAATCAAGAGCCTGGACGTTTTTTAAATTTCTATCTGCCATCTTATCTCCTTAGAAAAAACTCGGAGGGACCTAAAGTCCCCCCGAAAGTTTTAATTAGCTAGCCAGTGACACTCGGGCATTGTAGCCGGGAGCGCTACAAGCGAGCTGGGCGTAGTAACCCACACGGACCTCGACCGCATCCGAGCTTGCTTCTCTGAGCATCTTGTTTCCATCGGAATCCAAAATTCTCGGCGCATCTCCTAAACTGTAGAGACCCCAGGTGTCCATTTGAATGAAGTAAGCAACAGCGGCAGGACAGTTTTGATCGCCGATGCAAATGACAGGCTTTTTGTTTCCATCAATCATGATGCCTTTGAAGGAAAGTTTGGCTTCGTATCCAGCGTCGACATCGACGTATTGGACTTTCGATCCAAGAGCTTTTTTCAAGTTCGACAAGTTAGCGAACGACATGAAGCAATAGTCAGGGCTTCCACCTTCTCGCTCGAGAAGTGAAAGACCATCAACAAGAGCTTCTTCAATAGGTTGTGAAGAACCATCATAACGAACGCCACCCAATCGAGTAGAATCCGCTGTACGGTCAACACCAAAGAATGAGGTTGCAGTCACAGAGGAAGGCAACCAAGCATCAAGACCTTTTACTTTTTGGTTCAAGTCACCTTCAACGAAGATGTAATCTTGTGAGGTCAAACTCGTAATGGTGTTCAAGTTAGCAGAAACAACCATGGATCCAGCGGATCTGTTGATGCTGTTAACGGTCAAAGGACCACCGGCTCGTGTTGCGGACAAGTCACCAGTAAAGTTGATTTTCATTCCAACTTCAAAGTTAACGATGTCTTGAGCGGTCGCAAGAGTCAAAGTCGTACCAGTAACGGTAGCGTTGATTCGACCAATCGCACCGGTTCCATCTCGGTAAAGAGCGGTTGCCAGTGATCGAGTGGCGGCTTGGATAGCTCCATCAACTTCAACAGTAACGGCTTTCATGAAAGCGCCACGATCGTTTTGTGAAGCTTCCAGAGTTTCGTTATCAATCGAGGCCAAAGAATAATCTTTGCTACGAGTAATGGTGAAACCTTTGAGATTTGAGTTATTTTTGTTGGCTTGCGCAGTTGAGAACGCAGCGGAACGGCCAGTGGGGTTACCATAGATAACAGGCACAGGCATATTTGCACCGACGAAGTCAGTGTACTTGGGCAAAAGAGCCAACATGGGGTTATTCTTGTAAACGAGGTTTTGCATAAAGCCCTTGGTGTAATATTGCTTCAGGGCTGGTGCAAAACTTGTGAGATCTAATGACATTGTAAGTTCTCCTAAGTGTTGAATCTAAGTAGAGCTGCGGCTTCTTTGAGACGCTCTTCTCTAGTTAGCTCTCGCTCTATTCGAGGCGAGGTTGTTGTTGTGTTTGTGAGTGTAGTTCGCTCTTTTGGTTCAGCCTTAGCGATAGGTTCTTCAGCCTTAGATTCAATCAAAAACTTAGAAGCCAATTTGGATTTGAACTTATTCGTACGGGTGAGGCGAGCTGCATCTTCCTCTACCTTTTTTTCGAGATACGATTCAACCAGGTCTGCGGCATCTTTCAGTGAAAGAATGCGGCCGGTCTGCTCGTAATGCTCTTCGATAGTATCATATACTAAATCTGTGGCTTGATAAGCTTTTGTTATCTCATGTTCGGTCGACGTATCGAGAAAAGATCCGATTTCGGCTTTAAATGAATTTACAGCATACTCTTCCTGAGATTTGCGCTGCGCCGCTTCCTTTTCTTCATTTAGCTTTCGATAGCCGCCGAGTTCATTTTTAAGGTTTTCCAATTCTTGTTGAAGGGCAAGTAACCGATCATTTTCCCGATCACCCGAGAGAGCTTGTGCTGTAAGGGCTTCAAAAGAGATTCCTTCGGACTTAAGCTGATTAAGGGGGTTTTTTCTAAGTCCATCTTTCCAGGACTTGAGGGCTTCATTTTCTCTTCTAATTTGCCCAAGTTCATCTTTAATGGCTTTTTGAGCTGCTTTTTCTTCTTGAAGCTTTCGTTCTTTTTTGGCGAGCCAGTTAAGTTTTTTGGTGAACTCATCGTCTTTGGGCAGTTCTTTAACTTCTTCTTTGGGCTGTTCGGCTGCTGCATTTTGTTCCCCCTCTGAAGCAGGCGTTTCCGTTGTGACGGGTTTGGTTTCGGTTGTTTCTACAGTTTGCGAAGCTTCGGACATGAGTCCCTCCTCTTAAGCGATTGGTGGTTTAGCCGTTGGCAAGGGCAGCATCTCACTGACGGGCGCTGATTCTGGAACTCCTAATGGAGCCGGAATAGCGGGTGCTTGTGCAAGCCCCATCATAGCGGTAGCTTCCTCGATCCATCGGCGAAGTAGTTCGAGTCGTTCTTCAGGAACTTTATTGAGCTTGGCTCTTAAGTAAGCGCTTTGGCACTTCTGAATGCCGTACTGCAGATTCTGCAAAGGCTCAGGTGGCTGATAGATGCCCTTTTTCACAATGTTGTCGATCATAGACTGAATGTCCTCAACGGCAGCATTGGCGAGGGACATAGTGTTTTCCAAGTCAGGGAAGTCGAGCAATTTAAGTCCATCTTCACGAGAGATAAATCCAGCTTGTAAAAGCTCTTGAACGTCGGCAAGTCGTCCTGCTGGAGTTTGAGAAAGCGACGACGTTGGGAACAGTCGCATAATGTAGGCGTCTTCATTGAGATCGACTTCTTTCCAGTCAATCAGTCCGATGCCTTTTCGATTAGGAACCCGAATCCTTAGCGAGCCATATTCTTCCGCAATCTCTCACGCCTGGTTA